GATAATAGCACAATAAAGAAACGGCCAGAGCCAAAAGCACAGATAATCGGTGAAATTTTTGATAAACCCGATAAAAAGAAAAGAAACAGATGGCACGTATAAAATTAAATCTTGGTGGATGCGAAACACGAGAAGACGGTGTCGGCAGTATTCCTTTAGAGGGATTCATAAATGTCGATATTCGCCCGCAAAAGGGTGTAGATGTTGTATGTGATATCAGGGGTTTGTTTAGATGGAAAGATAATTCAGTCGAAGAAATACGGGCCAGTCACATTATAGAACATTTCACTGTTGAGGAAATACCTATTATTCTAAAAGAATGGCATAGGGTATTGATGCCCGGAGGTTTATTGAGAGTATATTGCCCCGATGCAAATAAAATTATCGAGAGTTATACAAACGGCAATATCGATATGCGAAAATTTAGTGCTTTTCTATTCGGTCGTCAAACATACGAGGGAAATTTACATAAAATTGCATTGGATAGACACAGACTCGATAATTTTATTGAGGAAGCTGGATTCAAAATTATAGGGCATAAACAACGGCCAAGAGCCTATCCATATGATTTAGGTGTACAAGCGGTTAAAATATGAAAGTATACATTCTTGCTAAAGGGCATAATCCTTGGCAAAATGGATTATTGATTAGCGCTGAAGCGATACGACAAGGGAAAGATGTAAAATTAGGTCTTATAGGATGGACATTTAATCGTATTTTAAGTGATATTAAGAAATATAGACCTGATTGGATTTTCTTGACCGGCGCACGTACATTTACACCGACGCAATTCAGATATTTGGCACAAGTAGCCAAGTTAGTAGTTTGGGATGTCGACGCTATTTCGTCTTATACACAAAGATATTGGGATGCGTTAAAAGGTATTCCAGATATGATTATCTGTAATGCGATTGGAAAAGCTGAAGAATTAAAAGATTATGCTAATCAATCGATATGTATTCCGCAATACTGGGACACTACATATCAATATGTATCAAAAATACCCGAAGTAAAAAAAGATGTGATTTTTATAGGGAATTCGCATTTGAGTAAAAAACGGCATCGATGGCTTTCACGATTAAATAAAGATGTGAATTTAACCGTATATGGCGCTGTTCCGGGAATAGGATCGAAAGGCATCTATGGAAGAGAAATGGCAAATGCCTACGCGTCGCATAAAATATCATTTGATATTCAAAGAGAATATGTGAAATCCACAAGCGGTGGTACATCTGATAGGATATTCAAAGCAATAGGATGCGGATCGTTATACATCACATATCCGATAGAAGATGTTGAAGTTATATTCACGCCTGATAAGCATTTTGTTGAGTATGATGGCACATATATTAATCTGCTAAGTAAGATTAAGTATTATCTAAAACATGATGAAGAGAGAGAAAAAATAATCGCTGAGGGTAAATCACATGCATTGAAAATGCACACCTTAAAGACAAGAATAGATCAATATTGGAATGCGATGAAAAATTATAATGCGGAGAATGTTTAATGTTACCGATTTTTAATGTAATACGCCGATTTTGGCATGCTATCGGTTCGCCATTTATAACATTAAAAGATAGAGTGGCGCATGTTGAAATACAGCGTAAATATAGCACTCAAAAATGGGCACAACGGCATCCGAAAACACAATATGATATTGAAGCGCCGAAAGTAAATGCCAATGTGTATATAGCGACACGCGCTATTTCTGATGCTATCAAAAGTCTACCTGTAAATATTATGGAAACTGAAATAGTAGCAGGTGTCGAGCGTGAAATTGATGATAATGATAGCATGGCTAATGAATTATTGCGTCGACCAAACCCGGAACATACGTGGTCTGATATAGTCGATCACATTGTTAAATCATATTTGACCGATGGTAATGCTATTTTAACAATCGAACGTTTAACAGGACCGAATAACACTATTGAAATTTGGCCGCGCGATCCCCGTAATGTAGATATCAATACCGGTGATCGTTCATATAGATTCGGTAAACATACTGTTAATCAAAAGGCCTACCCCCGGAATCGTGTGATCCATATTCGCGATATGAATGTAGACGATCCATTTTGGGGTATCGGCCGTATAACTACTATTCGCGAAGAAATTATGATAGATTATTTCATTAATCGTTTTAACTCGAATTTTTTCAAGTATGGCGCAACATTGAATTTAATGTTCACTCCAGATGACAATCTAACAGAGGATCAACATCAACAAATCCTTGATGCGATGAGCGCTGACATAGGTGGTGCCAATCAAGCATTTAAGATATTCATCAACAAGTATGCCGGTAAATTTGAATATCCCGCACAAAGGCATAGAGATATCGCATTTGACGGTTTATTGAAAAGTAATCGTGAAAAAACATTCGGTGTATTTGGTTTACCGCCATTTCGCGGCGGTGTAATGGAATATGCGAACTATGCTAATGCACTTGCACAAGACCAAGATTTTTGGTTGAATACCATTAAGCCGATTCTTAAAGTCATTGAAGATGCTATGAATAAACAACTATTATGGCCATTATTCGGTATCGATACAAAATTAAAATTCGATCTTAATAGCGTTCCAGCGATTAAAGGTGATCAAACAGCTATCGAGGATCGTTTGTTAAAATTAAAAGAAAACGGTATTGTCAGTGCGGAATATGTACGTCAACAACTTAATATTGATGAAGACGCCGCGCCAAAAATTCCCGATGCGATCAATCCAGAGGTCGAAAAGCCCGAAGATGAAAAACCGCAAAAAGATGAACAGGAGGAAGTCGAAAACGTATTATTTAAGTTATTTAAGTCACAGCGTAAGCATGTATTAAATAACGTATTTAAGTTAACTTGTGGTGGATCGATGATGAGTGTATTATGCGATCCGATAACACAAGCATCGAAATTATATAATATAACATCGGCCAATAAATCGATACAGGATAATTTACAACCTGTATTACATAAAATTCTTATGGAACGGGGTACACATGCTTTTGAAGGCGTAGGCATTTTCAATATAAATCACATTTTAATTAAAAATCTATCGCGGCGTATCACTTTTAGTATAGAGGATGTAGTAGAACAGAATGTAGTAATGTTACGTGCGATATTAAATGATGCCGATAAATATAATTGGGAATATCAGCAACTTGAAAAACGTATAAAGAATATTTTTTCTTATGAGCGATCACATAATGTAGTGCGTGTTATTCTTACCAATTATATAAGCAATACTGCATTAATACTTGATGAAATGAAGCATCAACGCAACAATAATAATTCACTAACTGCATCCGATTATGCAAAAATCTATTAAAATTACACCAAGGAGAATTTGAATGGCACTTAAACGAGGATTAGAAATCCTCAATCAACTTCGTGATAAATCGCGCCCTGATATGATTTTAGCGTCGTGTGATATTGAATTTGTTAATGTACAAACCGGCAAAGAAGGAGATATAGAAATTGAAGGCTGGTTTATAACAGAAAAGCTTATTGAATCGCGAATGTTAATCGTGCGCACAAACGCATTCAGTCATAAAGAAGGTATGTCATTATTTAATGGACGTGTTTTAGCATTCCATGACCAACTTAAGGAACCAGTCGGCGAAGTCACCGATATGAAAATGGTTAAAAATAAAGGCATACGCGGTACTATACGAATTTGGCGTGAAAATAGTGAGTTATTCAAGCGTGCGATATCGGAAAAGAAACTTCAAGCATTTTCAATCGGTTTTGCTGTTGATGAGTGGTCTTTCGATGAAAAAACAGAAATTCTTACTGTTACCAGAGGTCGTCTAAAAGAAGTTTCAATTGTTAATATCGGAGCGGATAGTAACGCTATTTTTGAAGTACATGATTCACTTGAAGATAAAAATGAACAAACAACCACAACAATAGAAAGAGGTATTACATTGGCAGAGTTCGATGCTGAAAAAGCTGTAGAAAAATTTATGGGCACCCAAGAACAACTCGGTGCAAAAGTAAAAGAACTACAGGATATTCTTAATGCTGTTAAAGAAACGCAAACCCAAGATGCCGATCGCATGATTACAAAAGGTGAACTGGCCGATCGCATGGAAAAAATTTCGACTGAACTCGATAGTATCAAAGTACAGGTCGAAGAAACTAAAGCTTCCAAAACTGTAGCCGACCATCGCATGGCATATACCGATTATCGTGCTATGATTACCGATTTTGTGTGGCTTACTGATGATAACGGTAATAAACTCGGCGATATCGCACAGAAGGCGTATTGTCTATTCCAGATGCCTGTTGATTACGACAATATGGAATTTGGTCAAGAGTTGAAGAATCTTCGTGATTTGTATGATGCTATGCTTATTGCTGATGCTATGACTCGATACAAAGGCCGCGATCGTTATAATATTCGTAATCTTCAGTTATTTCAACAGCTTGTTAAAAAGACTGAGGCATTTGATAAGGATGTTTCTTTAGCTATGGCTGGCGGTAATACAGGTTATGGCGCTGAATGGCTCCCGCAAGAAATGTCTTCGGAGTTTAATGAAATTCTTCGCGTACAACCGATGCTCGCATCTAAATTCCTTACATGGAATATGTCTAAGGGCGGAAGCGCTCGTTATCCGTTCCAGAATGGCGTAGCTTCTGTTTACAAGGGCGGAGAAGCTTTAGTTGATAATGCTGAAGAAGCGCGTAAAACTAATATCGCTACTGATAATAAGTTGTTTACTCCTGATTTGTTTATCGGAGCGCTTGTCGCATCTGAAGAAATTACTGAAGATGCTATTCTCGATATGGTAGCATTCATTCGTAGTGAATTGGCGATAGCCTTACTTGAAGGATTGGAATCGGCCATTTGTAACGGTGACGATGCCGCCACTCATTTTGATAATGCGGCCGGTACTACGCCTTACGAAACGTATAATGTTGAAACTACTTTCGAAGGTATTCGTAAATTAGGTATTGCTAATGCACGTGATATCGAAACTTCTTCCGCCTCAACCGGTGTAAATGCTTTGGAATTGGTGAACTTCACCGATGCTAAACAAGATATGGAAGTTGCTGGTCTTCGTCCTGATCAATGTATCTATGTTACCGGAATTAAAGGTCGCACACAAGTTCAACAAGCTCTATATAAGACTGATGCCCTTGGCGTTCTTTCATTCATGTTATCCGGTACATTGCCCAATATCGATGGTTCTGAAATTTATGTTTCTGGCCAATATTGTGAAACTCTCGATTCCGCCGGTGTTCAAAATTCTGCTGAGGATACGGACCATACTTCTATGAATTGTATACATAAACCATCCTTCCGCATCGCCCAGCGTCGCGGTGTGAGTCTTGAGTATGCTAAGAACATTCTAACACAGCAACAACAGTTTGTTGCCACAGCGCGATGGGATTTTGGCAAAGTTTGTGCCAGTTCTATTAAGCCTGTCGCCGGTATGATTAATATACAACATACTGCTTAAGTCAGTATAATTACTCAAACAATTAAATAGACGGGACGGTAATTCGTCCCGTTTTTTATAAGGAGATAATTTTGACCGGAATGACGCGCGCAACACGCGCTGGATTAATAAAATGTGCTGTATTGGTTGGTGCTAATGATTCGGCTACCGCCGGCATTGTTACTGCCGCACAGGACGGAACGGCTATTTCAACCGATGATATTCTTATCGCTGTTTTAGAACTAAAAGATTCTACTAATGCGTGGGCTGATATCACATCGACTACGGATATCATTGCAGGCGGTAAGATCACTTGTCCTGATTCCGCCGATGATAATATTTTTGTACTGTGGATGGCTACTAATGCGGGGTTGCAAGTATCTTCGCCATTTATAGCCGCCGGAGTCGGTGTCGGAGCGGTAGGAAATACGGCTATTGCGATAACCGGTATCGAGGAATCCGATGTAATAATTGCGGCTATTCAAATCGATACCACAGACGGTTTATGGACTGATCGTACAGACAATACAACCATTTCTGACGATGGCGAAGTCAAATGTTCAGATTCTACGAACACTGATGACTTATTCGTAATCTGGATGGATTTGACTGGACCACGCGGTTTCAGTGCTGTAAATCTACAATTTGGTATTGCTACTTTGGACAGTTCACCATCATCTAATCCCTCATCTGCAACGCTTACTGATATCAAGGCTGAAGATACAATTCTTGTAGCATTGATAGCAGACGAAACTGATTACGATGCAATGCAAGAAGTAGCAAGTGTCGTTTCTGTAACATCCGATGGAGTAATAGCCGTTGATGAACCGGATCCTGCTACTACTGCAACAGCAGGATCAAAAATTTTCTGCATTTGGCAAAAAGCTAACGATCTTGATACTTAATATGCGCTTTAATAGTTATATATACATCGGGTCGTGTAATGCGATCCGATTTTTTATCACTAAGGAAATTATAACATGGCCAATATAATCACACTTGACGAATATAGGGATTATGACGATTTACCGAGTCCTGCTGAAAATGATGATCAAATTACGGCCATGATTGAATTGGCTACATCTAACATTGAAAAGGAAACCGGTCGCGTATTTGAAACCGGTGGTTTCTATGGCGATACCGTTATAGATCAAGAAGAACATGGCGTAACGACCGGAAGCGATGAATATACTGTTGTTTCTAATTATGACTTAATAGGTAATTTTGAGGCTACGGATCAAGAAGCATTTGAAGTTGATGCTCTTGTAACAGAAATGCATTTTTGCACCGAACGTATACCACTCGGCGCTACTGTAGTAGCACATATATATGAATTAGATACTGGCACACTTGCAAATAGCGAACTTATTGCCAGTTCAGCTGAAGTATTTATTACTGCAGATATTCGACAGTGGAATATAGTACCAATAACAGCTACACTCGAAAGAGGTAAACAATATGGTTTTGCGTTACAGATGTATTCAGCGGGGCTCATTCGACTTCGTAGCACTGCCGCTTTAGATCGTAACAACGGAACAATCGCTGGTTTGACATCTTTCGGTGCACCTGATCCGCTTGGCGTTATAACAACATCCTTACACACTTTTTGTATTCATGTAGCATATAAAGAAAAATGTACTTTCACAAGAATGACTGAAATTTTGAATGGTATGGGAACAAGTCGTCTGTGGACAAAAAACGCACCGATTACATGCGTAAATAAAGTTGAATACTGGGATGGCGACAGTTGGGAAGAATATGATATTGTAACTTACCCATACACATTCAAAACTGATAGCAACGCTATTTATTTTACTGAAGGTCATAAATTTTTTAAGGGATTTCAAAATATTCGTGTGACTTTTGAGCATGGCTATACTGGTACACTACCGAAGGATTTGAAACTTGCTTGTTATTTGATGACAAAATTTAATGTGATAGAAGCCGAGCGACAAGGAATAAATAGACAACAAGATGGTGAACAATCTTTCTGGTATGGCCATAATATACCTGCATTAGCATTGAAAATTATTACACGATACAAGACTGTTTGGTAAAATGTTAAAAGTCTATAGCAAAGCGAATCCGAAAGGATTCAAAAGCCCGGCGTTAGAAAATGCATTACGTAATCTTGGTAAAATACCGGAAGAACTCGGAAAAATAGGGACAGTTTTAACTGCCGAGATTAAACGGAATTCATCTGGTCGTGTTTTACAACGTAGATCAGGAAAATTACATGACTCATGGGAATGGTTGGTAAGTGCTGTCAACAGAGGCTGGCAATTGGCTGTTAGTAGTGATGTGATCTATGCCCGTATTCATGAATTCGGTGGATGGACAGGCAAGAATCACGCTACGAAAATTAAGAAATCACGTTATGTGTCACGTGCTATAATTGCTAAGAAAGCCAGAATACAACGTATTACACATGATTACATAACAGGAATTTGGATAAGGTAGAAATATAATGGCAAACGTCAATCTCGGAATCACATCGACCAGTGGGATGGCATTGACCTCTACAGGTGGCGATGATACTTGGGCATGTATAAATGCCACAACTATTTCTGCCGGTTCTTTACAATCTGCCTCAATATGGATTCAGGATAACGATAGTAATGGTCCGTTCACTTTACGCGTAGCATTATACGATGCTACTGGTACTGATGGCGGCCCGGGTGATAAATTAACTGATGTCTATTCGAAAACGGTACCTTTAGATAATGATGGCTGGATTACAGTCGATATGTCCGCATCTGGATATTCGTTAACCAGCGGATCAACTTATTGGTTAGCATATACCGGCGCTGATTTACAAATTTATTACAAATCAGCCGTTCCAGATCAACTTTGCAGAGATAAGACTGCAGGCGGTACAACATTTTCCAATCCATTTGAAATTGATGACGTTTTCGGGTCGACAATGGCGGCGTACATCACTTATGATGATTCACCGTCACCGTCACCGTCACCGTCACCGTCACCGTCACCGTCACCGTCACCGTCACCGTCACCGAGTCCGCCTGCTATAATAAATAAAAAAACACATGTTCTCGATGCGTTGGTCACACA